GATTACCGGCTTACTCTTCTTGAGTTTATCAACATACATATAAACTGAGACACAGAGGGAAGAATTGAAGATGGAAAAATTCGATATTGATAGATTCGTTCGAACCTCTGTGAACAAATTAGAGAAAAATAAGAAGCCCTTGAAAAAGGATGACACGATATTGGCAAATCACGATAATACAATTCGCACATCAATAGATAAAACCGGATTCGAGAATATCAATAATCGTTATTGGCATTGCTAAAAGGGTAAGATATGGCAAAGAAAACCGCAAATCCTAAAGAGCTGCCTGAATACGGTGAGTTGATAAATATAATGCAGACAGAGACTGCATCCATTCTAACCGACTATATCCAACAATCCATAGGCATTCCCTCGCAGACACCGGAGCCAGGACAGGGTATCTTTATTAACTGGGATAGAGTGCTGCGCTTCCAGACGTACCAAGAGCTGGCGTGGTATGACCTGTACCAAGAGGTTGAGCGCGATCCCTATGTTGCGAGTATCCTCGATACTGCCAAGCTCAATGTAGCAGGTATGCCGTATGATATGTTTGCCTATACGGGTGGTGCAAAGAAACCCACAAAGAGAAACCAAGAAATAGCCGATTCAAGCAAGCGGATGTTGGATGGATTGGGATATTTCCCTCAGCATCTATATAATCTAATGGACGCAAAAGGGAAGGGGTTCTCAGTCTCAGAAATTATATGGAAGATTGTCAATAATGAAATTCTTGCGGGCAATCTTTTGAACCGACCTCAACGCAGATTCCAATTTGACGCAACCGATAGGAGTCTCAGGCTGAGGGACATACAGAGTCCGTACTTTGGCATAGCATTGCCGGATAAGAAATTCATTGTTCATCGCTGCTCCTCAACGTGGGAAAATCCTTTCGGGGACGCGAAAGACCAATCCTTGTACTGGATGTGGCTGTTCAAAAAGACGGTTATTAAGTTTTATATGCAGCACTTACAGGTAGGCGCGTCAAGCGTGCCTATTGTCAAACATCCAGCGGGCGCGAATAAGGAATTGAAGGCCGAGGCGTTAGAGATAGCCAAAATGATACGTAATGGTGCGTATGGGCGTGTGCCGGATAACTTCTCTGTGGAGTATGCCGAGGCGAATAATGCAATGCAGAATGCAATGGTGTACGACCAGTTCATACGATTTTGCAATGAAGAGATGTCAAAGTGTGTCAATGGGCAGTCTTTGACAACGGAAGCAGCCTCAGCCGAAGGAAAGGGGACGCAGGCTTTAGGCAACGTTCACAGGAACACGCAGAATCAGCGGGATATTTTCGGGGCAAAGGGACTTGCCTCAACGATCAACAATACGTTAATCAAATGGTATGTGGATTTCAACTTTGCGAATGTTGAGGGGTACCCTGAGTTCACATTTGATTTACAGGAGAAAGAAGACTTGAAGTCTGAGTCTGAGATTGTCAAGACTTTGAGCGATGCAGGGTTTGAATTTGACGAGGGCGAACTCTCCGAGAAATTCAAATGGAGTATCAAGAAGAAAGAAGCTAAACCTATTCCGATTATTGGAAAGACAGTCAATGAACTTAAACCAGAGTTGAACTTACAGGGAGATAAATAAAATGTCTAACGAAATCATTATTGACGCCTTCAAAGAGGGAGACTATCCTCAAGGCAAGTTCGGCGCAAAAGAACTGAATGAAATTCAGGAGACCTACAATCCTGAGAATTACGAGGCTCCGATTTTAATCGGTCATCTCTCAGACCCATCCTATAAAGGAAAAAGCGCAATACCGGCCTTTGGCTGGATTGGCAAAGTGAAAGTCGTGGGAGAACACCTAAAGCTCGTTGCCTCGCAATTTTCAGACGAGCTGAAAGGGTTTATTGAAAAAGGATTGTACAAAAAAGTCTCCGCTGCGTTCTACGAACCAACCGATCCTTCAAATCCTACACCCGGCAAGTGGCACTTGCATCATTTGGCTTTCTTAGGTGGGACTCCGCCACAGGTTAAAGGGCTTGAAGGGATTCAATTCTCTTTGGTTGGAAGTCCTATTGAAATGGCCGAAGTAGATACCGAAGTGTCTATTGATGGAAACGCGATTGATACGGTCGAAGAACTGGGAACAGAGGATACGCTGAAAGATATTACGGAATGTTTCGCAACCTGTATGAATAAGATTGAAGAGGCTTTAACGTCAGACATTGACGAAGACACGAAGAAAACAAGATGTTCGCTTGCGCTCTCGGATTGCTCAAGTGAAATCTATTCGATTGTAAATATGCACTGGATGTTTTTGGATAAACTGGAAAACGTTGAAGAGCATCAAGAGGCGGAAATGTCCGAGAAAAAGAAATGGTTGGTACAATTCAAAGAATTATTCACAAAACGAAAGGAGTCAAAGGATGTGGATGCAAAACAGCAAAAAGAGTATGAGGATAAAATCAGTGCCCTCGATACTCAGATAAAAGAGTTTCAAGAACGTGACCGCGTTGCTAAGGAGGCAAAAGAGAAGACAGATGCGGAGGCACTTCAAGCGGTAGAAAAAGTGAAGGCAGAAACTCTCACAGCAGACGTGAAGACTTTCTGCGATAAGGCGGTCGAAGAGAACCGTATGACACCGGCAATGAGAGAGAAAGACGAGCCGATTATGCTTAGTCTTGGTAAGACATCGCCGGAAGTATTAAAATCTTTCCAAGAGAAATATACGAATAAAATCGTTCCGCTTGGTGAAGTAAAAGTAATTGATGCAAACCAAACCAAAGACACACGCCCTGAAGTCTTTGTGAATGCAGAGCAATACGTGAAAGATCACCCGCAGGAATTTTCTGATATTCAGGATGCTACACAGAAAACGAACCGGGCGATTTACCTGCACTCAATGGGTAAAATCAAATTTCAGGGCATTAACAAGTTGAAAGGAGCCAAATAATGGCTAATTATGTAGGCGGGAACAAATATGTTGTCGATACCAAACAGGTGACGGCATGGGTTAATCTTGTAGGGTTGACGTTTGTCAATGCCAACGGTACAGTCCCCGCGAACCAAGCGAAATGCACCGGCGGCGTTGTTCAAACAGATGTTAAAAGCGGTGACTATGGTACCATAGTCTATGGTACTGGGTCAATCGTGAAAGTTCTTGCAGTCGGGGCTTGCACAGAGGGTGGATTCGCTGCTATCATTACCTCGTTATTTACGACCAAAGATGCAACGAACGTAGTGGGTGCGGGTGTGCAAGACGGATCTTCAACGAATGCTATTGTCGGAAAATTCCAAACCGGCGGGTACTTTAACGACACCGTTTTGGTCGAAATCATGGATGGATTAAATCACTAAGGGAGAATGGTCATGAATGATAAATTATGGTTCCGCGCTCCTGGAAGCGATAAGATCGAATTCAAGGAAGCGACAGACAAAGCAGTCTATCAGCGGTATGTCCGTAATCAATACGGCGTCCCGGAGCTGAAAGAATTTGCGGCTGATGCCGCGCTGGGTATTTTGCGTATCGCAGACCCGATTTTAACCTCGTTGGTTCAGGGCTATATGCCTCAGACAACGTTTATTGGTGACAAGTTGTTTACCTCGGTACGAATGGCGAAAGAATCTGGGAAATTCCCTGCATTCGGAAAAGAGGCTTTTGTAATTCCAACCGATTTGAAACGATCAATTGGTGGAAGGATTGCACGTATTCTCACACAGTCCGGGAGTATTTCGATGGCTTTATCTGAATATGCCCTTGGTACTGCGATTGAAAACCGTGAGAAAAATGAATGGGCTGGTAGTCCCGAAATGCTGCTTACCTCGAAACTCAATACGGTTTCTTCAAAGATTGCCCTATTGAGAGAAAAGAATCAAGCAGTATTGACGACAACGCACGCCTCTTACACTTCCGGTCTTTCGCTTTCCGGTGCTGCGAAGGCTTGGGCTTCAACTGGAGATGCGGTGAAGGATATGCTTGACCTTATTCTCTTGGTTCAGTCGTATAATGGCCAGCGTCCGAATAAGGTATGGTTCTCACCCGCAGGTTGGGTACTCTGGAGACAAAATAAGTCGGTGCTTGATCTGTTAAAGTATCAAGGTACACCGATCTCTCCCGCACAAGTCACACAAGCAGGCACGGCGGCACTTCTTGAAGTCTCTGAAGTTCTTGTCGGTTATGCAGTGTATGGCACGGGCGGTAGGGGTGGAGAAGGAAGCAAAGGCAAGGCCGATTTGACTATGGCATATCTGTGGGATTCTGTACAGTCTGCGAATGCCGGTTGTATGATTGTCGGCACAGGCGGCGGGATTGAACCTGCTTTTGGCTATACGTATGAGCGGATGAATTCACCCATAGTAGAGTCCTACTATGAGAATCAAACAAAGTCTCAGGTCTATGACTATGAGCATTTCTTTGATGCGGCAGTCACATTGAGTTCTGCCGGTGGTCAATATTATTCACTGGCATAAGGGAAGGTCGAAAAGCGGTATTACTGTTTTTGGTGTTGCCGCAAAATCCGGCTACAATAGCCGTGCGAGGGTTGCAAACGCAACCGCGTTAGACGATGCGCCGGTGTTAATCACATTGTCTGGTTCCAATAATCATTTTGAAAATATCTATTTGATAAATGAAGGAACCGATAATGCTGCAATCGGATGCCTTGCAGTAAGTGGTAATCGGAACTCGTTCTATAATTGCCATTTCAGCAACAATGGCGGAACGCGAACACCACAGGCAACCGAGAACGATTTAACCCTTTATTCTTCTGAGTGTACCTTCGAGCGTTGTTTCTTTGGGAACAACAATAGGGATCACTCGGGGGCTGTATCTGGGAATATCGTTCTCGGTAATTCCACGACACAGATAGGGCAGGATTATTTCAGAGATTGTGTTGTCCTATCAAAGTCTTCAACGACCACCACTTTATACAACAGGAACGAAAACAAAATTGAATTTGATGGATGGAATGATACTTGAAGCAAAAGGAGACACCAACTATTCAATTTATTCAGGCAACGCCAATACGAACATTGATATTTTGGGAACAGCTTACACCAACAAACCAAAAAACTCAAACATCATTATACGCACAGGAACATTGGTAGTTGAATAGGGGCAAAGATGAACAGGATTATTAAGACAACGATACTTTCTCTTTTCATTGCAGCCCTGCTTTGGTATTTAGGTTTCGGATGGATCCGGAGTGCAGCCATTGTGTTACTTGTTGCAGCTGCAGGATTTTTCGATTCAGTGATGGACATGAGGAAAGACTTTACCCGGTCAGAAAAGAATTGGTTGTGGAATTGGGTGAAGGGCACAAAGTATGAACTATGGTATTTGGGAGAGCACCCATTGCCATTCTTCGAGAAGAGGGGATATAAGTATGATCCGGGATGGGTATGGCTGGCCGATGCCTGGCACATGGCAAAGCATTTCTTGATGATCTGTTTCGCAGGAGCGGCCGCCGTTGCTTTGGGAATGGAATGGTATTGGACAATCCTTCTCTGGTGGTTATTCTATTGGTTGGAAGGTGCAGCGTTCAATAGTGGATATCAGAGACTCAAACAATGAATAAAAAGAGAAAATCATGAGAGCAGACCTATACCCGCAAGTAACCACCATAGCAGCCACCGATCGATTATTGCTTGTTGCGACTCCGGCCACCGATCCCGCGATGAAAAGTGCCCCCGCGTCATTGCTTCCTGTCTCGACAGCAACATCGGAGGCGATTGCGAATGAAGCGTCAGCGCGGGAAACAGCCGACAACAGTAAAATAGACAGCATTGATACGCGGCTGCAACAAGTGAATTCACCAATTCAACTTTTACCAAATCCGATAGCCGGAGCAATTACAATATCAACTTCTGACATAGGAAATACCCAGTATCAGGTAAGAGTGACAACGGTACAAATTCCACAGAGAATAGTAGTGCACCGGGTTGTAATTTGCGGAATTAACAAATCAGGAACAGATGGAACACCATCAATTCAAGTTGCTTTATATTCCTTCGATGGAAACACGAAACTATTTCAAACGGGATATATGTCTGCCTATAGTGGAGCGCCGGACAGCGTTTCACTTTCGACAGATGTTGTCGTTGGAGTGGGGACATATAGACTTGCGTGGACGCAGAAATATACGGGAGCGGCAAGGGCGAGTGCGTTTAGAATCACAGGGTATAGCGTCTCTGGTGGGTTCCCGTTAGACAAGGTTTACGGTGCTACAAAATTTCAGGGCTATGCTGCGAATAATGCAGATGCGACCGATATGCCAGCGACACTCGGAGCGATTACGGTAGCGACAGGATACGGTGTTCCACTTATTATGCTAACAGCAGATTGAGGCACGTATGGCAGATAAACGATATTTAGCCCGCTGGACACAGACGGGGACGGATGCACCAACAGCGGTTATCATTAAGAATGATTTTGACTCTGCATTTGTTCTGACGCGCTCATCGGAGGCTGTTTTTGTCGGCACTCTTGCGGATGCGTTAGACCCCGTTGCGAATGCGACCATTCACATGGAAGACACAACAGATGTCGTGTCTTATGGAATTACAGACGTAAATTCATTTACAATAACAATGAACGGAGACGAAACGCTCACAAGTCGGCTTATTGATGTGAATTTATTCTCCGCTACGCCTGTGGCCTCGACGCATTATTGCTCTCAAACAGATTTAGAGAACCGTATCTCGAAGCAGACGCTTTGTGACTTGACAAATGATACGGCGAATTCAACTGAGCCGGATGTAACGGTTATCGATGCACTGCTCACGAATGTTGATGCAACGATTGACGGTCTCGCAGGGCAGGTTTATACCGTACCGTTTACGACCGTTCCTGATCTTATCAAAAGGATTGCGATAGATTTAGCCTGTTTTGAAGTTATGCAGCGCCGACCTATCAATATGGCAATGCCGGAGGGATGGAAGGCTGCGCGTGAAAGCGCAATGAAACAATTGGAAGCGATTTCCAATATGCTTCTTAGATTGCCCGACACGGCAACCATTGCAAGCGCAGAATCGAATATGCAAGCGAGTAATTGGCAGAGAATTGACTTTTCAGATACGGATAATTCAGAAAGTGATTACTGATGCGTTACAAGGTTTCCGAAATAGAGGATCAGATTATTGCTACACTTGTGGCCGATACGACGAATTTCTCTAATGTTATGGTGAATACTTACGCCGGACAGGTAGCGGCTCAGATGTTTATGAACCCTGAATATATGCAGGGATTCGTCCGGTTGCTTCCTTTTTGCCTCGTATCGTATCAAGGACGGAACAGTCAGAAGGATAAAGACAGAGATTCGTCCGGTAAGACGTATATTCACACACTGACATTTCGGATTTTCACAGGCGCACAGTCTCTACGTTCAACACAAGAGGCTGTAAGGGGCTGTTACGATATGCTTGCGGCTGCGTATGATGACTTACACGCGAAAGTTCCCAAGATGGACACACAAGCTCTCTCTGGCTATACCCCGCTTTCAGGGACGGCGGTGACATCGAATGAATTTACCCCGCTTTCTGCATTATTTGAGACGGGTGGACAGGATGAAGTCATTGTTGTTAACCTTCCGGGAATTGTGGTGTACCGCTCCGATTATTCTCTGAGGGTGCTTGCATGATAGATATTAAAATCACGGGTACATATCCGGTAGTCAATACGGATTTCAGTGTGCCTATGGAAAAAATAGGGAACTTGATGTTCGATAGTGTTATGGAGAATTTCTTAGCCGGTGGACGCCCGAATCAGTGGGCTCCACTGAAAAAGACAGGTGAGCCTTCATTTCTTATTCAAAGCGGGAGGTTGATGAATAGCCTTGTATTAGATACGGGACAATATTTTGCGATGTTATCAACAAATGTACGGTCATCGAAGGGTGCGCCTTATGGTGTATATCTTAATTTCGGGACAAAGAAAATGATTGCGCGACAGTTTATGATGTTCCAAGAAATGGATAAGACAGATATTTTACAAATACTCGGCAGTGCAATTTTCAATCAATCAGAAAGGACAATATGAATATCAATGGATGTGAGTTTGAATTTCATCCTGTCACGATTATTCAACAGGCGGTTATTCAAAAGCGGTCCTCGAAAACTCCACTATGGTTGAGAATGTTCGGGAAGAAAGTCGTTGTACCGAATCCTAAAGACGAGAAAAATCCATTCATAGTATATTCTCCCTATGTCTTCGAGATGCTTTTCGCAAAGCTGACATGGCGGAGACTATGTAGAATTATGTTCGAGATGGATTTCAAGTGGAAGTATTTACATATCCATCCGAAGGAATTGACATTTAACAGGATGCTTGAAGGTGTGCCGGAGGAAATAAAGGCAAGTTTTTTCGCGTTCTATCGGGACGCGGTGAAAGAGGCAGGAGAGCGATCGAAGCCTTTCACAGATTTGTTCCGAAAATATACAATATAACACCCCCCCCAGATTCATTCGGATTAGAATTTATGCTTTTCCGACTTTATCCTGATGACATCTTAAAGCGGGAAGAGGTAAAGAGAAGATTGACAATGGAAGATTTAATCGTTGAGGATTGTTTGAAACAATATGACCGATGGGCAGAAGAACAGGTCTATGACCAAAGGAGAAAAGAGCATGGCAGATAGTGATTTATATATACGGGTTGAAGCTGACACCAAGTCCTTAGATGGACTTCTGAAGCAACTCCATCTTTTAGAAACGAGCTGGAGACAGCAGGGAGTTACGACAGATACTTTTACGAAAGTCTATAAGGATATTGATGCTCAAATCAATAAACTTACTCTTAGTGTAGAAGGTCATGCGAAAGCTCAACGCACACTTCAATTAGCGCAACAACGAGTTTCCGCTAACTTTACAGGAATGGCCTCGGCTATTAGAGGTATCAATCCTGCAATGATTTCTTTCTCTCAAGGTATTCAAGACGCTGGAATGTTCGCAATGGGAACGGGTATGGGAATTCGTTCCATTACGAACAACGTTCAGATGTTAGGGCAACAAATTCTTTATATGAAAACTCAGGGGAATACTTTAGGAGCGATATTCTCTGGAATGTTAAAATCAATGTGGGGACCAATGGGAGCGTTGGTTGCTTTCTCGGCTATCACGGCAGCGATTCAGTACTTTACAACAGAAACTGGAAAGGCAAAGAGAGAAGTTTCCGAGTTTAAAAATGACCTTGAGGCAATCTCAAGATTAGATTTTCAGCTAACGCATGATTTTGGCAAGAGGCTTTTAGCCCTACACAAAGAGCGTGCAGATATTG